CTGAGTAGGGTATCCTTCAATCGGCTCACCTTTGAAAAATATACCCCATTCATTATCGGATAACACTTTAGATAATATTTCATACACTTTCATTATCTGTTCCCTCTTTTTTTTTACTATTTGACTTTTTTTTTGTATCTCCTGCTGCTCCTTTATCGCCTCCCGTAGACTCAGGAACCTCTTGTTGTTCGTTGTTACGTGAACTGTCGTCATTTCTGGCCTTATTAAGTCTTTTAACTTTTTCTCCAACATACTCAATAAAACTTTCTTTTTCTTCTTTGTATTCATGATATGTCTCCGTAACAAACTCTAATTTACTTACCCTTTGTATCAGCACTTCTATCTGCTGAATCATCAGATTCATCACCTTTTCCATCTCCTTGATTGTCGGCTTCTTCTTTGACATCTTCTGTCTCCTTTTTTTCTTCAACTACTTTCTCTGCATCCGCTGCACGTTCCATTGATGTTTTATCTTCTTCGTAATCAAAAACAGCTTCAGTAACTTCAGATAGCTCGCTAGCCATACCTCTGATTATATTGTTTAATCTTTCTAGCTCCATCTTTATGTCATCAATATCTTTTTGCATGTTTATTGCTCTACCCATTATTATCTCCTTTATTTATCGGCCCATTGTTTTGTATTCCAGTAGGAATATCTTCTCTTTCCATTCCGTACGTTGGCATATCTCTGTGCGTAACTACGGTTCCATCTTTTTTCTGACTCCAGGCTATCTTGTTTTTTGGACAAAACCTCATTCTGGATTTTCCCCATTTTTTTTTGAAAGCTTTTGCCATCATTATCTCCTTTATTTTTTTCATTATCTTTTTCTGTATCTTGTTTTACAAATTTAAATTTTTTAATTTTGAAATCAGGATACAATTCTCTAATGTCATCACACATTTTATTATAAGTATAAATTGACATACGGTTAAAATCTTGCTCATTCATTAAGCGCAGGTCACAATCACCGCAACTACTATAATAATATATAAGATTCATATCACTGTCAATTCTAATATAATCCATATCATCATATCCCTGTACATAATCTTTTAATCTAATTAATACCATTGTTTATCTCCTTTTATATTCCCTTGTAGGGAGTGGGAGAGCAGAGTGATATGACGTGGGGTCTCCGCCCTCCCAAGATTATTATCTATTAATGTGTCTATAAACGGTAGCCCTCGACAAACCTACCACTTTCTTTATGCGCTTATGCCTTCTTTGTCTGTCCAAGGTCTCCCTAGGTCAACAAAAGCAATACCTGGTTTACCAAGCATGTCCGCTTCATTAAGATTTGGTAACAACTGTACTTCTATCTCGTTGCCATCTACAACTCTCTTTTCTACAGGGCATTCAATACCAATAGATTCACAGAATCTCATGTATCCTTGGTTGCCCTCTGGGTATGATTCAAAGCTATCGTTAGCTGTTGGTTCTAAGAACCTCCAGACTTTACCTCTGAACTTACTGCCCACGTAGCAGTCACCTTTAGTATCCTCCATCTCTCCATTTATGTTCTCATACTGAAAAGTAACTTCTTTGTTTTCTACGGATGCTTCAAAGACATAGGTATATAACCTAGCTCTATGCTTGCCTCCCTTTACATCTACTTTCTTTGATGTGCATTCTACAATGTGACCAAAGTAATCACCTTTAGCAAAAGGTTTGTAATCGTTCTTCTTTTCCTTCTTTTTACCAGGAATAAAGAAACTTTGTTCTCCAGTTACACTATCGAATGTTTCATTGATATCAGCCATTATTTATCTCCTTTTTTATTTTTTATCATTTGTTCGACTTTTTCAATACATGCCTCATAGTTATGAGCATTTATCTCCATATTTTCAACTTTAACCTTTAAGTCCTTATACATATCATTTCCTAAAGGTTTAGCTGTTCTATAAAGATGTGTTGCTTCTTCTTGTGTTAATGCGTCAGGCTCAGGTAAATCCTCACCCGCAAAGATGTATAATCCCAAGCCATGCAACGCAATAGTTTTAGCTAAAGCTCTTTGTATGCTTGTGTTGACATTAAAAGCATTTGGTTCGTTTATTGGTTGATTTCTGTTGTCAAGTATAGGATGTATCTGTGATAGTGATATACCATCAACTTCTACCCATACGTCAACAAAATAACCGCACTCTGTTACAAAGAACGGTGAACCATTCTCTGCTTTTGTTACCCCATATCGAGCATCAGGACATTCTTTCTTAAGTAATGCCCATGCATCTGCCCAAGACAAATAAGTAAACTTTCCCTTTTTCTTCTGATATTTACTTACGTCTGTTTTATAGAGCTTCATGAATGTGCTTTGTGTTGTTTTACTCATATTCACTCCTTATCGTTGTGGATTGCAATGGTCTAGAAACTGACAGTAATTACACTGCCAATCTTGTACAGGTGATACACCTTTTCTAAACGGTGGCAATCCTTGTTCATGTTCGTCTTTTGTGTTGCTCCAGAACAAGTAGGCTCTTGAAACGTATGTTAAAGGCACCGACGTCGCCTTCATCATGGACGTATCCTTATTGTAATAATACAAAAACATTCCATCAAGCCTACCGAACTGTTGCTTCACGGCATACCCGTATGTACCAAGTTGCAATTCATAGTGAATAGATGGATTAAAAGCAGGCTTTCTGCCAAACTTCATCTTCCATGCATAGCCACCACAAGTTTTCAAATCATACAGGTAAACTTGTTCTCCCTCTACTACGATATCATAAAAACCTCTGACATTTAACTCTTCGATTCTTATCTCTCCCTCAGTATGGAATTTAATTTCTTTTTCTTTATTTTCTTTTTCTTTTTCACTAGAGATATCTCTATTATTATCTCTATTATAATAGTGAAGGGCTTTTTCAAAATCATCATGCACAACATTACCAAGCCTCAATAATCTCTTCGTCTTTGCGTCTAATGGATTTGTTGGTTCTACTTGCATTACAGATTCAAAGTACAATTTTCTTGAACAACTACCAGCTCCGCTTGCATGGTACCAGCTTTCATTACCAGCATATCGTTTTAAGCGGTTTTCTTCCTGTTTATTGTTGAGATAATCATTGTATATACCCTCTATATCGATTGGACTTTTAATCACCATTTTTAGCCCTTTTTACGCAATCATCAATTAAGTGATTTAAACAATCATTTACCGTATCAAAGCCTAAAATGTAAGAGCATCCCTTGAATGTCTTCCACTTTTCCTTGCTTACTTTTACTTGATAGGTTACTAATTCATTATCTTTCATATGTTTTCCTTTCATATATACATATCCTAGCATGTATATTATTATTTGTTATTATTTATTCCTAATATTATTTTCATTTATTTTTATTCTCAATAGTGTCTCAATCACTATATACATCTATTTCTATCTCTTCAAGGAACCTATCAACCTTTGCTGATAGGGTTCTCAAATCCTCATTTGTTATTAGTCTTGATAGTCTCCTGAGACTCACTTGTGTTTCTTTTATTAGTGTTATCGCTTGCTTTATGTCCTTGATGTGTATCGCCATCTTTTCCCCTTTCTTCTTTTAATATTTTAGCAATAGATTCAACCATCTCTGCTATTTGTTTTATCTTTTTGCTATTATCATGTACTTGTAAATACAAGTTATGAAATTGCATATCCTTTAGTTTTATAAGTTCTATGACTTCCATATTTGTCATTCTTTTTTCTTCCATTTTTTTCTCCTTTATCTTAATATTGATTTAATTATTGTGTACAATGTGTACAATACTAGTATTAATCCTAATGTTCCTTCTATCATTATCCCTCCATTCCATAATATTCTTTTTCTGTTTTCCCAAAATACTCCCAAACTACTATTTGTTCATCAAGCACTGCGTCCATATCTTCCAATCGTGGTATGTTCCATTCATCATACTGCAGGTCATATCCACCGTTATCTAAAAACTCCATTGCTTTATCTTTTATTCGTCCCATTCTCTTGCCTCCATATCACATTGTTCACATATACGTTCTTCAGTGTCCATTTCGTCTTGCCCAAATTTATGTAGGCATATTATGCACGTAAACTTCATTCATCCCCCCATTCTAATTTAATACCATATTGATTTGCGGAATGGTTTAATAATATTTTTGTGTAATACTTTTTATCTGTTGATAATTCATCAATAAAACCTTCAACAAAAAAATACTCCATTGCCTCTATAACATCTTTTTTATTTACTTTATTTATCATTCCTCCTCCTTTTTCATAGAATTATTAGTAGAGAAATCTATGTCTGGTTCCTCCTCCAATTTTACTATTTCATCATCATCTAAATCAATACCATAATCATCTTTATATTGTTCTTTAAGGTATTGTATTGCTTCTTCTTTGTTCCTTGCATTAAAACTAACTCCCCACGTTATTTTGATATCTGCATAATATCTCTTTTCCTCTTCCATGAGTTCTTTCTCCCTTTTCTTTGTTTCGTTTCCTATTGTCAGCATATCATTGACAATGTTATTTATGTCTTTGTAATATTTCATTTTACCTCCTTTATTTGAACATCATTGTATCCTTGATGAATATAACTTTCTGCTACCCAATCAGCCATCATTTTATCATAATCTTCATATACTTCCTCACCACCTGCCCAAACTACATAATATTTCATTACGACCTCCCTTTTCTTATCTCATCAACTTGCTTGCATACTTCTTTCTCTAATTTCTCAATTAACATCACTTTCATGTTATATGTTAGATTTTCTGGTATCTGCCCATAATACATACAAATATAATCAATCTCATCTTTTGTGTAATAATCCTCTATTTTCATTTTTCCTCCTTTTTCTTCTTGTCCCAAAACCATTCAAAACTTTCATAATATTTTTTATCAAAATTTTCTTTATCTTTTTCTTTGCATACTCTTTCAATAGCCTTTGCTAGTGAATCGTTTAAATTTGTGCATTTTCTGTTTATCATTTTTCCTCCATTTCTTTTTTTAATCTATATTTTAAATTATCTAAATCTCCTGTAATATCCTCAAAACGTTTACTATCTTCAATAATAGATTCAAGTTCATTTACAACATTTATTTTTCCTCTTGTGTCTTCTAGATTCATTCCTTCAAGCTCTTTCCATATTTCTTGCTGAAGGTATAATTGCATTGCTTGTCTTAATGGTTCTCTATCTTTTTCTTCTGATGCATACCATTCAATGAAATTAATAATTATTAATTCTCTTATTTCGTATTGTTCTCCTAATACATCTTTTAAGATGTCTCGTGCTAGTTCATCATTACGTATCATATTGCGTTTCATTTAATCTCCTTTTCTTTTAATAGTTTATATTCTTTTTTCATATATCTGTAATTACAATCTCCACCATCTATACTAAATCCATATGAATCTGATAAATCTTCTATCTCGGCTATTAAATCTTCTACTAAAATTTCTAAATGCATTATGTAATCATCTTTATTCATTTCTTAACCCTCCTTTATTATTTCATTTAATGTTTTTAATTGAGCTAAAACACTTTGTGTGTTACCCTTGATACCAAAATATTCTTTTACACTCTTTAATGTCCATTTTCTTGTAGGTTTTATGCCTTTGCTGAATAATGTTACTTGACCTATTGATATCATTAAATTATATAGCCCTTTGTTCGTACCCATGAAATTGGTATCTAAGCTATTGTATTCTATGTCCTTTAAAAATTGACTATCTTCGTTCATTGTTACTTGTACTTTATTCATCTTCTTCCCTTTCTATTTGATGTGAAAATGTATTGTCTTGTATCCACCCTGTCCAACAATCACCATCACCACATAATATGTTCTCAGTATCCCACTCAAACGCATAATGACATGCGTAAATTTCATCTTCCAATTCGCAACCACATTGACTGCAATTTATTATATCATCTTTACTAAACATTATTTTCTCCTTTTTATGTTCAAGATAGCCCCATTACAGGGCTATTTCGGCTATTTAAGCCTCCTCAGTTGAACTGTTATCCTCCTTTAATTGCTTCTCTCTATTTATTTTATTATCAATACCATCAATTAATTCCGAGACCAGGCTACGGCCGTCTTGTGCATGATATCTTGCATTATCGGCATTGCTTTGTGCTTCATCACATGCTCTATATGCATAATCTGCTTCATCTTCTGCTTGCTCAAATAATCCCCAAATTTCTTCTAATTGTACTTTGGAAATTATCATGCAATCTGATGGTATTTTGTATCCCTCTTCCTTTTCTTTTTCTAACATCTCAACTTTCTCTACCATATCAAGGTATTCCTTGTGCAATGTTTCGATTGCTTGTATTGCATTTTCTGCATATTGAGTTCCGTTTTTATTATTCATTGTTTTCTCCTTTTGTTTTAACTTGTATTTTGTTGTCTATATGATTATATAAATGGTCTGATAAAAATTCAAAAATATTTGCTTGTATTATTTGTACGCAATCGGCATTTTCTGAACATAAATCATTTTTATAAATTAAGTCAAAGTTGTTACTTGCGTATTGTAATAAATCGTATGTATAAATTGGTATGTTGTTGTCGGCTATTTCGTGGATTAAATCGTCTGTGTCGTACTCTTCTTCTTCTTTTTCGCACCATGCTATTCTATCATCTAAATCGTCAATTGCTTGGTCGTATAACTCTTGCATGTGATACGTCTTTTTCTCTTCCATTTTTTTTCTCCGTTTGTTTTCTGTTGTGCCGTTGTTGGCTGTTGAAATATAATAATAATAAACAATATCAAACAATAATAAATAATATTAAATGTTATTGAAAGTTATAAAAAATATTGTAAATTATGACAGTTAATTAAAATAATGGAGATTGTAAAAATGAAAATAAAAGAAGCGATTAAAAGAATAGATGTAATATTAGCGAATATTAATATAATGAAAGGCGATGAACTTGATTGCGACAGCCTGACAAAATTCATTAATTGGGATAGTATTGATAATAAAGATTATATATTAATAGATGATAGTATTATTGAGTATTTAGAGAAACTTATAGAAGATGATGTATTTATGAAGAAAATTAGTGCGTCATGTGATTTAAGGAAGTACGAAGGCATTTATAATAAAATGCAGGAACGAAAAAAAGAAGAACTAAATAAAGATGTAGAAAAAATGTTTAAAGAAGGAGGAAAAGATGAACAATAAAAAATATAATAAAAAGGACGAAATCGCACGAATCAAAGAAGCCAAGAAAAACGGGGAAATATATATTAGTCCAATGATATTCGG